CTTTGACCGATCAAGCCCTGCAGGAGTTATCCGGGAAATAGCAGTATGCTTATTTGAATATGGTAATGTTCATTTTTGGTTTAATCAACCAGTGAACGAATTAGAGAAATGGCTTGAAACAATAAGTGCCGTAAATAAAAAAAGAAAGCCCACTGCATGAATAATGCTGTGGGCTTTTAACGTAAATATTCTTTCTTTATTGGGGAACGCGAACAAACTTCGTCACAGTCTTTTAATACTGCTATCACGTCGGGGTCTTGGATGCCGTCATACGTATCAGGATCGTAGAGAGGCCTGTAAACGCCATCATATTTAGCAGAAGAATCATATTGTAATGCTTTTTCTTCCCGTCTATTTTTAATCATTGCATGAAAGAACCCGACTATACACATCAATATAAAACCAATACAAAACAAAATTGCAAGAATAATCATAAAGCTCACCTCTTTATAGTTATTATACTATAAATTTTTAATGGAGGCAAAAAATGGCGAATATATTTACGACAGCATTTGTTATAAATGGAATGCTATCTAATAGTTTTACATCATCGACCAAGATGGCAAATTCGCAATTGACAGAATTACAACAGACTGTTAAAAGAATAGATCTTGCTCAAAAAAAATTAAATGCTGAGTTTACTAATGGAGCTATGAGCGTAGAGCAATATGAAAGAAAAATGGGTAGATATCAAGATACGCTTAATAAAACTCAGCAACAACAGAAGTTGTTACAGGATAGATTGAATAAAAAAAATATTGCAAATTCTCAGTTTGTAGAGAGACGCCAAAGTTTCTTAACTACCGCAGCTGCTATTGGCACTATTGCTCAGCCGTTCATCTCTGCAGCTCAGACTGCAATGAAATTTGAATTTGCTATGTCTAAAGTTGGCGCTATTGCGAATGCAACAGGTCCGGAATTGACTTTGTTGACGCAAACAGCAAGGTCATTGGGCGAACAAACAAAGTTTACTGCGACGCAATCCGCTGAAGCAATGAGTTATCTGGGCATGGCCGGTTGGAAAACAAAAGAGATTGTTGCAGGTATGCCAGGATTATTAAATTTAGCTGCTGCCGGCAATACTGATTTAGCACGTACTGCAGATATTGTTTCTGATAATCTGACTGCTTTTGGGTTAAGTGCTGATAAAGCGCAACATATGGCTGATGTTTATGCTGTTACTATAACATCCACAAATACTAATGTGGAAATGTTGGGAGAAACGATGAAATATGCTGCTCCTGTAGCACACGCATTTGGGGCATCGATGGAGGAGACAGCCGCTTTAGCAGGTATTATGGCTAATAGTGGCATTAAAGCGAGTAATGCAGGTACAGCGCTGAGAGCTGGTTTAATTAGATTGGCCGGACCGCCTAAAATGGCAAGTAAAGCGCTAGAGCAGCTGGGGCTGTCAATGGAAGATTTGACAAATGAACAAAAAGAAGCTGCAATGGCTTTAAAAACTTTGGGTATTGAAACTGGCAATGCAGAAGGTCCTCAAAAGATGGCTATCATAGTAGGCCAATTGCAAGAACGAATGAAAGGATTAAGTAAAGAAGAACAGCTGGCTATGTCGAAAGCTATTTTCGGGCAGCAGGCAGCAGCGGGGTGGCTGGCAGTACTACAGGCAGGACCTAAAGTGCTTGGTGATTTGACAAATTCTTTAGTTAACAGTGATGGTGCGTCTGAAAAAATGGCAAAGCAGATGAATGCTAATGCAGAAGGTGCAATTATACGTCTTTCTTCGGCATTTGAGTCGTTGCAAATATCATTAGCAAATGGATTTTTACCTGTCATAGCTAATGTAGGTGATTCTTTAGCTGTATGGACGGGGAAGTTATCGGCTTTAGCTACAGCACACCCAATAGTAGCACAGGGGATCATATACACTATTGGAACTTTTGGGTTATTATGGCTTACATTTAAAACGGGTAGAGCTATTATCTCCGGCTATAATGCGTTTATGGCTACCTGTGCTTTATGGCAGACGACTTTGGGAAATTGTACGGTAGTATTAAGATCAAAAACAATGCTTCTTGCCGGCACACAAAGGACTGTGGCTTTGGCAACGAAGCTGTGGAGTGGTGGAATGATGTTGGTAAATGCGGCTATGGCAGCTTGCCCTATTGGTTGGTTATTGATTGGAATCAGTTTATTAGTCGTTGCCGGAACTATTTTATACAGGCATTGGGATACAGTCAAACAGTTCTTTACAACTTTGTGGGACAGTCCAATAGCTAGAATAGCCTTTTTTGTCACTGGGCCTGTAGGTTGGATCATTGGCGCGGTTACTGCAATAATTGCTAACTGGGATACATTAGCGGCATATTGGGATTATTTTTGGGATAATCCATCTGCTGCAATATTTAGATTCACAAGTTATATTCAGGAACAATTTACAAGTGCCGAAACCTGGCTTCGCGAAAAATGGCAATCTATCAGTAATTTCTTATCTACTCCTATTTTTGGCAAAGTTAATATTACGGCATCCGGTAATGGTGCAGAGGTTGCAGAAAATGCGTATGGCGGTATTTATGGCAGGGGGGCATTTCTTACTACTTTTGCAGAAAACTCTGGTGAAAGTGCGATACCACATACTCCTAATAAACGTAATATAGGCTTGCTGGCCAAAACTAATGAAATCATGGGTAATCCATTGGGTACCAGTGGCAGTATAAATGCGACTTTTGCGCCGCAGATCACCGTACAAGGGAATGCGGATACTGCTGAAATTTCAACTTTATTAGATCAAAAAATGCGTGAATTTAAAGCAATGTTGGCAGAAGTGCAGAATCAGAACAGGAGGCTTTCGTATGGCTAAAACCTATTACACAATCCAGGGCGATATGTGGGATGGCATAGCAAAAAAATTATATGACGATGAAAGTGGCGTAAACGCGCTGCTGGAAACAAATCAGCAATATGCTGACATAGTTGTTTTTCCGGCAGGTATTATTTTGGATGTGCCGGATTATGAAAAGCCTACTCCGACCAACTTGCTGCCGCCGTGGAGGCGTTAAATGGAAGCACGTAGAATATCGGCGATCATAAAATATAATAATAAAGATATCTCAGTTGATATCAGTAAATATCTAAAAAGCATCAGCTATACCGATAATCTATCGGGAGAAGCCGATGATTTGCAGATAACATTGGAAGACAAGGCAGGGCTTTGGCAATCGACATGGATGCCGGAAAAAGGAGCACTTCTAGATGTAATTCTGCAGCAAAAATATTGGCAAACTTTGTCGGCGTTACCACAAAGTTTGCGTTTGGGATTGTTTGAAATCGATGAAATAACAAGCAGCGGCTATCCGTCAGAAGTACAAATAAAAGCAGTTTCCGTGCCTGATAATAATACTCTTAGAGGTACTGAACGTAGCCGGAGTTGGGAAAAGGCAAAGCTGCAGGTAATCGCTAATGATATAGCTTCAGCTGCAGGAATGTCATTGTTTTGGGACACAGAAGAAAATCCGGTGCTGGATAGGGCAGAACAGACAGAACAGTCTGATCTGTCTTTTTTATATGCAATTTGTAAGGATAAAGGCCTGGCATTGAAAATAAGTGATAAAAAAATCATTATTTTTGATGAAGCAAAATATGAAGCGGAAAAAGCAAAGATAACAATAGTAAAACCAGGTACCGTTTATAAAAAAGAGTCTGGAATGAAATATTTGTTTGTTGGTACTGGCTACAGTTTGCGTACTAAAATTAGAGATATTTATGCTGCCTGCAGAGTTAGTTATCAGCAGGGCAGTTCAAAATCTAATATTGAGGCAACTTATACTGCTGCTGGTAAAAAGGGAAAAACATTGCAAGTAAATGAACAAGTTGAAAGTGTTGCGGAAGCATTAAATTTAGCAAAAAAACGGTTGCGCGAAAAAAATAAAGACGAAGTTACTGGATCTTTAAATATGTTGGGAAACTTTGTCTTATTATCTGGGGTTACAGTTAATTTATTAGGATTTGGAGCTTTTGATGATAAGTACTTGATAACCAGAGCATCACATGATATTGGCAGCGGTTATACGACAAATATCGATGTAAGAAGGTGTTTAAATGGATACTAATTTTATAAAAAACATAATTCGTATCGGGAGGGTATCTTCTATTGACGTCAATACAAATACTGCAAGAGTAGCTTTTTCTGATAAAGACGATTTGGTATCTGGTAATTTGATGATTGTAAATCGCGGAAGCATGGTTGACAAGGATTACTGGATACCTGATATTGATGAGCAAGTTCTGTGCTTAATGATGCCAAATAAAAGCGGACAGGGATTAAATGAAGGGTTTATTTTAGGATCTTTTTTTTCGGCAGAGGACGCACCGCAGGAGCGAAGTGCTGATGTAAGGGCTGTAAAATTTGGTGATGGTACTGTTATAAAGCATGATCGTAAATCCGGAAGTTTAACTGTAAATGCTACAGGTGATATTAGTATTATTGCTGGTGGAATGATAACCATTCAGGGAGCGGTAGTTGAAATAAATTAATGGGGTGATGGATATGCTGTATGCGACAAGATTAGGCGATACTGATACAGGACATGATGCTTGCCCAGGAACTGTACTTGTGAGTGCCAGTACGGATGTAATAATTAACGGTAAAGGTGCAGGACGTGTCGGCGATAGTTATGCTCCGCATGGATGCATCGTGCATCCAGCACATACAGCGCATATCGCCAGCGGCAGCAGCACAGTTCTTATTAATGGACTGCATGCAGCAAGGGTAGGTGATCCGATAGACTGTGGAGGCAGTGTCGCTTCTGGAAGTCCGGATGTAATCATAGGAGGTTAATATGCAAGTTGGATCTATGGGAGATATCCCTTTTGTTGTGTCATATGGTAAAATTCGTACTTTTAGTGATTACGGGCGTAGTGGTTCCGGCCGCTGGGTAAAGCACGATTTGATTGGTCGTAAACCTGTAATGGAGTTTTTAGGACCCGACGTTGAAAAAGTTAGCATGAAGATCCAGCTGCGCACTGATCACGGCATAAATCCTGAAAGCGAGCTGGGGCGGCTGAGGAAAATGAGGGACACAGGCGCAGTTTTTCCGTTTATTTTAGGTGGTGCGCCGGTATCTGATAATTATTGGTTGCTGGAGGATATAGGGGAAAACGTAAGCTATTGGCGGGCAGGCGGTAAAATACTTTCCGTTAGCGTCGATATTACATTGACTGAATATTCTACAGAGGAGGTGCGCTGATGGATTTTGAACTTACTGCGGGAGAAAGAGTTGACGTAGATTTTGCCCCAAAAAATGTGCAAATGGAAATTTTACAAAATTGCAGTACAATACTTAGCACGTCTAAGTTTAGCGTACCATTAGACCGTGACTTTGGCGTTGACGCAAACTATGTAGATGCGCCGCTGCTATCGGCTAAAGCGAAAGCAGAAAGTGAAATATTTGCTGCATTAAAAAAATATGAGCCGCGAGTTACGGTAAAACAAATTACATGGCGCTCTAATGTGGAGGGCGTTTTAAGAGCGAAAGTGAAGGTGGTCATAAATGAAACTTAGTGATCTGCCGGACATTGAATTTGTTAGTGCAGACGAACAAGAAATATTATCGGATATCATAAAGCTTTATACGGAAATAACCGGAAGGACCCTTGCACAAGGTGATCCTGTCCGGTTATTTTTATGCGTGATTGCGGCCATTATCCTGATGCTGTGCAATAAGATCAACTACACCGGCAAACAAAATTTATTGCGATATTCGGCAGGTGCTAACCTGGATCACTTGGGCATACTTGTCGGGGCAGAACGTATTGGCGCCAAGGCCTCTGTCACGACAATTAAAATAACCCTGTCGGAGGTGCGGTCCGTTGCGACAAACATTCCAGCAGGTACGCGGGCGACAGCTGGAGATAATGTGTTTTTTGCTATTGATCAGGATGCAACGGTCATAGCTGGACAGTTGGACGTCTCTGTAGCGGCTACCTGTACTGTGGCTGGTGTTCTCGGTAATGGCTATCTGCCGGGAGAAATCAATAAGATTGTTGATCCAATTCCGTACGTCGCTGGAATGGTCAATACCACAACGTCGGAGGGAGGTTCAGATGTCGAGAGTGACGATTCTTTGCGTGAGGCTATTCGCGAGGCTCCGGAGGGATTTTCGGTAGCTGGACCAGTGGGCGAATACATTAAAATTGCCAAACGAGCTTCGTCTTTGATTGTTGATGTATCGGTAATATCACCGGAGCCGGGGCAAGTACTGATAACACCGCTACTTGTAGGCGGCGGAATACCGGGAAAAGAAATGCTGGATATCGTAGAGGCAGCGTGCAGTGATAGATCTGTAAGGCCGCTCACTGACCATGTGCGTGTGGCTGCTCCGGAGGTTGTCAATTATGATCTTACACTCACGTATTACCTTGACCGGGCAAATGAAGCTAAATCTGTTGCCGTTCAAAGCGCGGTAGCGAAAGCGGTGGAGGATTATATCGATTGGCAAAAATCTAAGCTTGGCCGTGATATCAATCCGGACGAGTTGATCTGTCTTATTAAAAATGCTGGCGCCAAGCGAGCGGTTATATCTTCGCCTACTTTTCGGATCGTTGCTGATAACCATGTAGCGATAGCTGAAAATGTTAATGTTACATTTGGGGGGCTAGAAAATGAATGATCTGCAAAATCTGAATTTAATCGAGTTGCTACCCACTAGCATTGCAAGCGACGAAACGATAAGAAATATCTGTAATGCCATTGCAGAAAAATTACAAACGATTAATGAAAAAGCTGAATTAGTTTTGTTGCTGCCACGATTGGATCAGTTGCCGGAAACATTGGTGGATGAACTAGCTTGGCAATATCATGTTGATTTTTATGATTATGCGGCAGATATCAATAAAAAAAGGGCATTAGTGCGCAAGGCCATTGACTGGCATCGGAGAAAAGGCACTCCTGCTGCAGTAGAGGAAGTATGTACAGCTGTTTTTAAATCAGCAAAAGTTTATGAGAATTGGGAATATGGTGGGAAA